TTCGGACTCCTGGAGCAAATTCCACAAGATGGGACATTTGATCAGGAGCGTCCGATTCGTAATTTGAGAAGGTGGCAAGAGGCACACCGTCAGTCTGACGGTCGCCTTCCACCGGTATTCTCATTTGACTTATCGTCCGCGACTGACCGAATTCCATTGATCTTGCAAAAGATCCTCTTAAGCCCATTCCTAACGGCATGGGGGGCGGAGTTGTGGGGCTGCCTCATGGTTGGTCGTAAGTACCATACACCCACGCGGGTCTCTTTCGGCAAGAACCAACCTAAACAATTGGTTTCCGAATTAGGCTACGTGGAGTATGCTACTGGGCAACCCATGGGAGCTCTGTCTTCATGGGCGATGCTGGCATTTATTCACCATGCAATCGTTCAATGGGCCGCTTTTAGGGCGGGCGTGATAACTATTGGTAAAGGTTGGTACGAGGGCTACGCCGTCTTGGGAGACGACGTAGTGATAGCTCGTAGCAGTGTCGCTAAGGAGTACTTAGGATTGATGAGACGGGCAGATGTCGCTATCGGGGCTCATAAGAGCCTCGAATCGCGTAATGGCTCTACCTTTGAATTTGCAAAACGAACTTTCCTTAACGGAGAGAACGTTAGCATGGTACCTTTTGCTGAGTTTGTTGTCGGCCGGCAATCTCTTGCTGGCTTACTCGAACTTATTAAGAAGTACTCCTTAACCCTTGGACAGACGTTGTCTGTTTTGGGCTACGGATACAAAGCTAAGGCCAACGCATCTAAGCGTCTATTTTCAATGCCAAAACGGCTCCGTAACTACATCGTTACGTTCTACGGTCCCGCCGGGCCGGCCTATGCTGGGCTTAAAGGGTGGCTGACCATGAGGTCGGCTACTTCCTTATATGGTACAGCGATGGACCGGGTTCAAGGTCTCGTTCCACGGTTCTTCGAGAGCGAGCGAAAGCTTGCTCTTGAAACCCTTGAGAAATGGCTTCCCCTGATTGAGGTAGCCAAGACGCTCGGGACAGTGTATCGAGATCGGGAACATTATGGCACGGTACCAAGAGGGCCTGATCGTAGTCCGACTCACGGAGGTATAGAGTCTTCCACTCCGAAAGAAGTGGTTGACTCTCTCAATGAGACAGTCTACAGGACGGCTTTTCTTGATACGGTCATAACCTTTCGGGACCTCCGTACTAAACTAGAAGAACTTCAAGTTTCATCTCTTGACTGGGATGGACTTGAAGCCCTTTGGTCGGAGATTCGAGCAATCGAAACTGACCTTGGGGCGTTACCAGTTCCTAAGAACATTCAGACGAGGTCGGGAGACAGCGTAAGCCGTCTTTCTTCCGAATCGAAGATTCTAAAGCGCTGGTACCGTCATTCTAGCACCTTTAGGGCTACTGTTGACCCATCTGGGCCAAAGGGGAAGGAGGATAACTAGAAGTTCATCACTTCGATGTTATGATTAGTATCTTGAGATCGGCCCTGAAAGGAGAGATCACAATAGGAGTTGAAATAGACCACCTAGTGATTTCTCACTGAAGTAGGATACTCAAATCGCTTCTCGAGAGAGAAGAAGAGACGCCGAATCGAAATTCTGCACGTCGCTCTCTATCATGAGCTCGGCCTTGAAGGGGGATCGATTATAAGAAGGACTTAAGAGTCCAATCTTCGATTCCCTGAAGTAAGATACCCAAGTCGCTCGGTAGAACGAGAAGAGACGCCGAATCGGTTATTTAATCCCGAATAGCTCGACGTGCAGTCTTATCGAATACTATCAGCAGTACCTTGAGATCGGCCTTGAAGGGTAATCCAAGAACAGGAGCTTTAATGGGCCACCTACTTGCTTATCTGAAGTAAGATAACCAAATCGCCTAACGAAAGTTAGGAAGAGACGCCGAACCGGACCCCGTCCGGATACTGCATACTCCTTCTCCATTGGGTGGAGACCTTGGTCCCTAAATCGAGGTATCAAGATAGGCGGGATGAACTTGGTAACAAGGAAATCCTTAGGTTGAGACTTCCAATAGGGGGTTGGAATCTCTTCTGATAGTGCCTAGATTGGAGTATGAAAGTACTTCCATTCTAACCCAGAGGTTTCTCCGTCAAATTAGGACCAGGGTTAACAACCTGGTAACCTAATCAACATTATTGAAACGCATCTGAGC